TGGCGGACGGGGCCGCAGCCCTGCGTGAGATCGTGGACGACGCGGTGATCGAGGCCCTGCATGAGATCAGTGGATCGCCCCACGACTACCTCCGGGGCGACGACCCTGCGGTTGAGGCTGGCGGCGGCGCTGTCCGAGAGGATGACGCCCCCGCCGAAGGAGACGCTGAGCGCTTGGGCTGACGCGAACCGGGTCCTGTCCGCTGAGAGCTCGGCCGAGCCGGGGCGTTGGCGGACTGCGCGAGCCGAGTACCTGCGCGGGATCATGGACGCCTTCACGGACCCGACTGTGAAGGTGATCGTGGTCCGCAAGGCGGCGCAGGTTGGTTACACAGAGGTGCTCAACAACGCCATCGGCTACCACGTCGACCGCGACCCGGCGACGGTGCTGCTGATCCAGCCGACAGTGAAGATGGCGGAGACGTGGTCGAAGAAGCGGCTCGCGCCGATGCTGCGGGACACGCCGTGCCTCCGGGGCAAGGTCAAGGATCCGAAGTCGCGCGACAGCGACAACACGATCCTCGAGAAGGGCTATCCGGGCGGCTACATCGCCATGGTCGGGGCCAACACGCCGAACGATCTTGCGTCTCGCCCGATGCGCGTGGTGATCGCGGACGAGGTCGACAAGTACCCGGCCAGCGCGGGAGGGTTCGGCGACCCGCTCACCTTGGCGGCGACGCGGCAGCGCAACTTCTGGAACCGCAAGATGCTGATCGGCTCGACCCCTGGCGAGGTCGGGACGTCGACGGTTCATCGCTGGTTCCTCAAGGGGGACCAGCGGCGCTTCATGGTGCCGTGCCCCCATTGCGGCACGCCGCAGCCACTCGTTTGGGACCAAGTCCAGTGGGACAAGGACGAGAGCGGCCACCGGCCTGACACGGCGATGTACCTGTGCGCCGATCCGGAGTGCGGAACGCTGTGGAGCGATGCGGAGCGGTGGCGCGCGATCAGCCGCGGCGAGTGGCTGGCGACGGCGCCCTTCGACGAGGTCGCGAGTTTCGATCTGCCGGGGTTCCTGAGCCCGTGGCTGAGCCTCAAGCAGATCGTGGAGCAGTTCCTAGCGGCCAAGGACTACGCGCCCCTGCTGCGGACCTGGGTCAACGAGGTCAAGGGTGAGCCTTGGGAGGAGCGCGGCGAGGCAACCGACGCCTCGATGCTCTCGCAGCGACTGGAGGCCTACGACGGCGACACGCTGCCCGACCGCGTGCGGCTGGTGACGGCGGGCGTGGACACGCAGGACGACCGCTACGAGGTGACGTTCGTGGCTTGGGGCGACGGCGAGGAGGCGTGGGTCATCAGCCACGAGATCATCCTCGGCGACCCCGCCGAGGACTCGACCACACGGGCTCTGGACGACCGGCTGCGAGACGCGGAGTGGCACACCGAGTGCGGGCGCAAGCTGCGGCTCAGGGCAACGTGCATCGACTCGGGCGGCCACCGGGGCGCCGTGGTGCTGGGCTTCGCGCGCACCCGGGCCGCGCGGCGCATCTACGCCACGAAGGGCCTGCCGAACGATCACCGCGGCTCGAAGCCCATCTGGGCCAAGGCGCTGCTGAACACCAAGAACGCAGGCGACCGCCTCTGGGGCGTGGGCGTCGACACGGGCAAGGACGACCTCGCGGCGCGGCTCCGCATCCTGCCGCGCGACGAGCCCACGCCGCGGGCCGTGCACTTTCCGATGGCGGGGCTGCCGGTGGGCTACTTCGACGGGCTGACTGCCGAGCAGGCGGTGACGGAGACGAACGCCGAGGGGCGCAAGGTCCGGCGATGGAAGCTCAAGCCCGGCGTGGAGCGCAACGAGCCGTTGGACTGCTTCATCCTGGCCCACGCGGCGATGCTGTCTCTCGGGGTGCGGCTGATGCGCGGGCCGGTGCGGGCGCACGTGCCCGTCGCTGATGAGGTCGAAGTGGAGCCGGCCGAGCCCCCGCTGGAAGCAGCGGAGGCCAGTGCGGTCACCGTCACCTCAGCGCCGCCCGGGCGCAAGCTGCGACCGAGATGGGGGGCGTACGCCTGATGGGAGTGATGGACGCCCTTCGCACCGCCGTGGCGAGCCGCGTGCCGTCCCGGCGCACAGCCACGGTGGCGCCGGCTGACGTGGACTTCGCGGTGACCCGGCGTTCGTCGGGGTACATGCGGGGCGAGCGCACGGGCATCCTGCCGATGCGGCGGGCGGTCACGCGGGACGTCAAGTGGGAGGTTCACGCCGCGGCCGAGCGGGCGTTCGCCCTCGCGTTCGACTGGATGAGGAACTCGGGCTGGATCGCGGGCGCAGCGGATCAGGTCATCGGCGACATGATCGGACGCGAGCTGAAACTCAACGCGCGTCCCGACCTCACGGCGCTAGGCTACTCGGCAGAGGAGCGCACCGCTTGGTGCCGCCTTGTCGAGCAAGCGTGGCGGCGCTGGTCGTGGGACCCGCGCGAGTGCGATCTGGAGGGCAAGGCCACCATCCCCGAGATGCTGGACGGGGCGATCCGCTACTACCTCGCGGGTGGCGAGGCCGTGGCGGTGTTCTCCTATCTCAACGCCCGTGGCCGGGACGAACTCGGCGTCACGACAGGCACGAAGGTGCGGCTTGTAAGCCCACACCGCCTGAGCCGCTACACGTCCGAGGCCGAGGGCTGGGATCAAGGCATTTACCACAACGCCTACGGGCGCGCTCAGGCGTACCGCTTCCGTCGCAACCTTGCCGGCGTCGAGGAGGACCACGACGTCGAGGCGTGGGTCGGGCCGGTGCCGCAGGTCGTGCACGTCATGGACCGCGGCGCGACGCCGAACTCTCCCCGGGGCATCTCGCCCATGACGCCCGCCTTCAAGGCCATCGCCCAGAGCGACCAGCTGGCCGACGCGACGCTGACCACGGCCCTGCTCCAGACAGCGTTCGCGGCGACCATCACCAGCCCCGAGGTTTCGGAGGACGCGTTTCAGGCCCTGCAACAGCTGAGCGAACTGGACGACCCGAACGAAAGCGCGCCCTTCTTTGGCGCCGCGGAGGTGGCTGGCGACCTGCTCGAAGTCTACCGCCAGCAGCTTGAGGCGCTGAGAAGCAAGCGCCTCTCGATCGGCGGTGACGCGAGCCAAGTGAACCACCTCGGGCCTGGCGAGAAGCTGGAGCTGCACGGCGCCGTGACGCCTGGGCCGCAGTACCGGCCGTTCAAGCAGGACATCCAACGCGAAATCGCCCGGTGCCTGGGCATCACGTTCTCCTCGCTGACGATGGACTTCTCCGCAGCGACCTACTCCTCGGTGCGGATGGAGGGCGCGACGGTGTGGCCCCTGGTGGAGCGCCGCCGCGAGCGCATCGCGGCGCCCTTCGCGCAGGCGATCTACGAGGCGTGGCTCGACGAGCAGATCCTGCGCAATCGGATCCCTTTCAAGGGCGGCTGGCGGGCGTTCAACGCCCACCGGCAGGAGGTGGTGGACACGGAGTGGCGAGGTCCGTCGCGGCCCTCGGCCGACCCGTACAAGGACAGCTTGGCGAACAAGCTGGACCTCGAGACGGGCGTGACCACGCTCCAAGCCATCGCCGCCGCACGAGGCGAGGATTGGGAGGCCAACGCGGCGCAGATCGCCGTGGAGGTGGAGCGCCTGACCACCGCCGGCATCACGCCACCGCATGGCCGGCAGCCGGGCGGTGGCGGGGCCGGGCCGCTAGGGGCCGCCGCAGAAGGCCGGAGGACGCCCGCCAATGCCGACTGAGCACCCCTGCCAGCGCGCCGCGCGCCTGCGCTCGCGCCGCGAGGAGATCATCACGGGCGAGGGCGTGACCTCGACGAGGTTCGGTGACGACATGGTGACCTTCGGCCCGGCGAACCTCGCCGCGCTCGAGAAGGAGATCGCCGCGGCCGAGGCCGAGTGCGACCGGCTCAACGGCGTGCAGGCGCCCCGTCGGCGCTTCGCCATGGGCGTGCGGTTCCGACCTTACTGAGGAGGCGGCCATGGCCGTGATCGTGGAGGACGGTCGGCTCACGCTGACCGGCTACGTGGGCGAGCCGTCGTTCGAGTACGAGGGCGTGGTCCTGTTCGACGGCTTCACCCACCCGGAGGTGCTGGCCGCGCTCGCGGAGATCGGCGACGAGACGGACCTCACCGTGCACATCAACTCGGGCGGAGGCTACGCCAACGAGGGCGGAGCCATCCGCTCCGCGCTGGCTCGCCGCAAGGGACGAACGGACGTGGTGATCGACGGCATCGCTGCCTCGGCGGCCTCGCTCATCGCCATGGCCGGTGAGACGATCAGCATGTCGCTCGGGTCGCAGATGATGATCCACGACCCGTCCGGCATCACCATCGGCACGGCAGCGGATCACGAGGCGCAGGTTCGCGCCCTCAACAGCCTCGGCGGCACCTATGCCAGCGTCTACGCCGACCGCTCGGGCAAGACCAAGGACGAGTGCCGCGACATCATGCGGGCCGAGACCTGGTTCGAGCCGGAGGAGGCCGTGGCCGCCGGCTTCGCCGACGCCGTGCTCGGCAACAGGAGCCAGCCCGTCGCGGCTTTCCCCTATCAGACCTATGCGCATGCGCCGCGCCGGCTCGTGGCGGCTGCATCCGAACAGGGGTGGCGCTTGCCGTCCCCGCACGTCGCGGCCTTGCAAGGCCCGAAGCCCGCGGCGCCCGCCGCACCCACCAGCCAAGAGGAGCAACCTATGGCTGATCAGAACCCGGCGGGCCACACCCCTGCCGAACTTGACGCCGCGCGCCGCGAGGCCGTGGCGCAGGACCGCGCCCGGCGTGCCGCCATCATGGCGCTCGACGAGAGCAAGGGTCGTGAGGCCCTAGCTGAGGTGCTTCACGCGAGCGAGATGACCGTCGAGCAGGTGCAGGTTGCCCTCAAGGCGGCGCCCGCACCTGTCGCTCCTGCCGCGTCGCCCGAGCCCGCCCCGGTGGCCGCCAACGAGTCCTCGCGCTTGGCGGGCGTCGGCCTCGGCGGTCTGCCCAAGCCCAAGGCCGAACGGCGCGTTGACCTCGTGGCCGACATGAAGCGCCGCAGCGGCATCCAGGCCTGAGGGGAGAACAACCATGCCCATCCGCCAGCTCTCCTACAAGACCGACAGCGACGTGGTGAAGTCCGAGCCGCACCTTCACGCGGGCCGGGACGACGTGGTGCTCGCCGCCGGGTCCGGCGTCGTGCAGTGCGGCACCCTCCTCGGGGTCGTGACCGCCACCGGGCTCTACCGACCATGGAACCCCGCAGCCACCGACGGCAGCCAGACCGCCGCCGGCATCATCCTTCAGCAGGCCGACGCCACGGCCGTCGCCCGCACCGTGGTGGCGCTGACGCGCGGCACGGCCGAGGTCGTGGCGCAGGCGCTCGTCTGGCCCGCCGGCTCCACCACCCCCCAGCGCAACGCCGCGCTGGCGTCCCTCGAACAGCGGCTCATCACCGCTCGCAACGGAGTCTGAGGCCATGGCCACCGTGCTTGACCTTCTCACCGCCCCGGACTTCGCCGCCGACGTGCTGACCGAGGCCATCAACGTCCCGCCCTACCAGACCGGCCGCCCGGCGCAGCTCGGCATCTTCGCCGACCGCTACCTGCGCACGACCTACGTCGAGTTCAGCGTCCAGGAGGACGAGATCACCATCATCCCGTCTCGCGAACGGGGCGGCGAGCACAACAAGAACATGAGGAACGGGCGGGGCGAGCTCATGATGAGCGTGCCCCACTTCCCGCTGGACGACGCCATCACGCCGATGGACATCCAGAACATCAACGCCAACGACGGAGAGGTCGCTACGCTTCAAACCCTCGCGGGGGTCTACAACGACAAGCTCGCCTCGGTGCGCGCCAAGCACGACCTCACCTTCTCGCATCTGGACTGGGGCGCGCTGCGCGGCTTGGTGGTGGACGGCGAGGGCAAGGTGCTCATCAACACCTTCACCGAGTTCGCCATCACGCAGGACGTGACGCCGTTCGCCTTCACCAACGATGCCACCGACCTCGCCTCGCGCGTTCGGTCGGTGAAGGAGAAGATCAGGCGGCACCTTCGCGGGACCCCGGCACAGGCGGTCCGCATCCTCGCAGGCGGCGCGTTCTACGACGCCTTCGTGAGCCACCCCTTCCTGAAGGCGGCCGCTGCTCAGTACCCCGGCATGGTGAACCCGGCCCGCGACGAGATCACCGACACCTACAACTACGTGGGGGTCACCCTGGAGCGGATCGAGGAGGAGTACCCGTTCCGCCAGCCAGACAACACGTTCGCGCTCCAGCCCGCCATCCCGGCCAACGAGGCCATCGCGATCCCGCTCGGCACGCCGTACTTCCGGCGCTACTTCGCACCGCCCAACAGCATCTTCGAGGCGAACCGGGCGCCCACCGCGAACACGCGCATCTTCGTGAGCACCCACGACCTGCCGCACGGGCAGGGGCGCGAGCTCCACACGCAGTCGAACGTGCTGCCGGTGTGCCTCCGGCCGCAGCTCATCCAGCGCCTGACGATGGCCTGAGGAGAACAACATGACCACCTTCGTTCGCTTCGTGGCGTCTTTCACCTACGAGGGCGCCGACGGCCGCAAGGTTCGCTACCCCGTGGGCTGGACCGGCGAGGTCGAGGAGTTCGTCCAGCAAGCCGCCATGGCCGTGCAAGCCCTGGCAGTCGAGCCGACGGAGCTCCGCGCGTCGGATGCGCCGCTCAACCCCGGCGTGACCCCGGGCGTCACCGCGCTCAAGGGCGGCGTGCGCAGCGCCCCTCCGGGCGAGGCGGGCACCGAGGGCCAAGAGCCCAAGGCCTCCCCGCCCGTGCCGCCTCCTGTGCAGCCCCTCCCCGAGGAGCCGCCCTCGCTCGCGCCGCCGCCGCCGTCCGAGGAGCCGGAACCCGCGCCGCTCATGGCGCCCGCTGTGCAGGTCGCGGCCGAGCCTCCGCCGCCATCCAAGTCCGGGATGCCGCCGAAGAAGTAGGGCTCAGCCCATGGTCAACTGGCAGGACGTGGAAGCGCGGGCCGCACGCGTCGTGGACCGCGTCTTCGCCGAGGACCTGGAGCTCCACTTCCTGACCAACGGGCGCGCGGATCCCTCGCGCGCCCGCACGACCGCTCGCGGCCCGCTTCGCACGGGTCGGGGCAAGGAAGACTCACCGGCCGGACGGGTGCAGTCCTGGGGCGCGCGCATCGCCTCGGGGCGGGCCGTCGCGCACATCACGCGCTCGACCTACGCCGGTCCCCTGCCGCGCAAGGGCGACAAGGTGCGCGCCATCGAGCGCCAGGGGTCGCCCTGGTTCGAGATCATTCGGGTCGACGACCGAGACGCGGCCCGCATCGTACTGGAGTTGACCGAGGCATGAGCTTCGCCCGCTTCGCCCTGCGCACGGCCGCCGTTCACGCCCTCTTGGGCCGGACGCTGGTCGGCACGAACGTGCGCGACAGCGACATCTCCGCCATCGACATCGCGGGCGACGGGAGCCTCCGCACGGATCAAGATCGGCCCTTCGTCCTGGTCTACACCGACGACAGCACGGCCGAGGAGGCCGACCTCCGAAACCTGCGCCAGAACGGCACGCTCGACTTCGTGGCCGAGTTCGGGATCGCGACCGCGATGACGGACACCAACGAGCGCGGCGAGAGCACCGTGGTCGGGTTCAACCTGCCCGCCACGGACGCCGCCTTCGAGCTCGTGCTCGACATGCTCGACCGGCAGATCGTCACGGCCCTCACCGGCTCCTCGCCCTGGGGCGACCTGTGGCGCCGGATGAGCAACGCCGTCTCGCGGATCGAGCGCCGTCGCGCGGCCTCGACGGACAACGGGACGCGCATCGCCGCGCGCCAGCTGCGCATCCGCCTGGAGGTCCGCCCCGACCCCGTCTGGGGCCAGCCGCTGGCGCCCACGTCGATCTGGCGCGAGTTCCTGACCGCGCTGCAGGGGGCCGACGCGCCCTTGGCTGCGGTCGCCTCCGGCTTTCTCGGCCCCCAGGGGGCGGAGGTCACCACCGAGATCGTGCGGGCCGCGCACGGCCACACGGTCCGCGAGGCGCGCGACATGGGCTATGCTCCGTTCCATCCTGGCGGCGAGGCTTACGTCATCCGCGAGGCCGTGGTGGAGGCCGATGCCTGACCTCGCCCGCGTCATCGCCGGCATGGCGCGCGAGATCGAGGAACTGCGGCGGCGCGACCGGGGCCGCTCGCGAGAGGGCACGGTTGTTGAGGCCGACCCGGGCCGGGGGCTGTTTCGCGTGGACGTGGGCCGCGAGGGCCACCCCTTCGTCACCGGATGGATCCCGGCCGAGGCGCTGTCCGCCGGCGCGCTCGCCATCCAAGCCGAGCCCGTGATGGGCCAGCGGGTTCGGGTCACCTCGGAGAGCGGCGACCTGACCGATGCCGTGATCGGCCTCTCAGCCTTCGGGGGCGACGTCGCGCGCCCCGGGGGGCCGGGCGGCGACCTGCGCGTGCGCCTGGGCGCGGCGGAGTTCACCGTGACCGGCTCAAGCATCGTCCTGCGCGTCGGCGGGACGTCCCTGACCCTCTCCGCCGCCGGCTTGGCGGCTGCGGGCCCCGCGCTCACCCACGGCGGCACCAACGTCGGCCGCACCCACACCCACACCCACGGCGACCCCGCGGGCACCACCGCTCCGCCGAGCTAAGGAGGCAACCATGGCCGACAAGCGCACCTTCGTCGTCAAGCGCGACGGCTTCATCCTGGGCAACTGGTTCAACCACAACGCCCACATCGAACTCACCGACGAGCAGGCCGCGATCTTCGTGGCCGAGGGGACCATCGAGGCCAAGCCCGAGCCCGCGAGCGAGCCGCGCCCCCGGCCCGTGGCCAGGCCGCCCGCCGACGCGCAGGGCTGATCTTGAACCGCTGGACGGGCGAGCCGATCACGGGCTGGGAGGCGGTGCTCCAGTCGATCGCCGTGATCCTGACCACGCCCATCGGCTCGCGCGTCATGCGTCGCGACTTCGGCTCCGAACTGCCTGACCTGATCGACCGCCCGATGACCAGCCGGGTCGTCCTCGCGGTCTACGCGGCCACGGCCGATGCGCTGGCCCGCTGGGAGCCGCGCTTCCGGCTCACCGGCGTCCAGATCGGCGAGGCGTCCGCCCAGGGCCGCCTGACGCTCCACCTGCGCGGCGAGTACGATGGCGACGTCGTGGGCGGCGAGGTCATCCTGCCGTGAGCCGGTTCGCGATCGACATCTCACGCCTGCCCTTTCCGGGCGTGATCGAGCCTCTCGACTACGAGGCCATGCTGGCGGCCATGAAGGCCGATCTGCAGGCGCGCTTTCCCTTCGACGACGTGGAAAGCGCGCCCATGGTCATGCTTCTGCAGACCATCGCCTATCACCGGCTCATGGATCGGGCGCGGGTCAATGATGCCGCGAAGGCCGTCTTCGTGGCCCACGCGACGGGGGCCGACCTTGAGAACCTCGCCGCCTTCTACGGCGTGTTCCGGCGCGTCCTGACGCCCGGCGATCCGACCGCCACGCCCCCTGTGCCGCCGACGCTGGAGACGGACGACTTCCTGCGCCAGCGGACGCTTCTGGGGCTGGAAGGGCAGAGCACGGCGGGCCCGCGGGGGGCCTACCTGTTCCACGCGCTCGCGGCAGACTCGCGCGTGGCCGACGCTGCGGTGGTCGGGCCAGACGACGCCGTGACGCCCGCCCCGCCGCCGGGCACGGTCTGGGTCTACGTCCTGGGCATCGGCGCGCGCACCGTGCCGGACACGGGCACGGTCGGCGCGTCCGCGACGCTCGTCGCGACCGTCGCGGCGGCGCTGAACAAGGAAGAGGTGCGCCCGCTCTGCGACACGGTGCTCGTCTTCCCCGCGACCCTGATCAACTTCACGGTCACGGCGACCCTGACGTTCGAGGAAGGGCCCGACCGCGCCGTGGTGCTCGCCGCCGCCCGTGCCGAGCTCGAAGCCTACTTGGACACCCGCTATGGGCTTGGGCGCGACATCACGCGCTCGGGCCTACAGGCCGCACTGCATCGGCCGGGCGTCCACGAGGTGGTTCTGACCGCCCCCGCGAACAAGATCGTGGTGCCTCCGGGCCACGCGGCGCGCTGCATCGCAATCACGCTCACGGATGGGGGCGTCATTGAGTGACTCGCTCCTGCCGATCGGCTCGACCCCTCTGGAGATCGCCGCCGAAGCCGCAACCACTGCGCCCGTGGCGGTGCCGAACGGGACGCTCTGGAACCCGAGGCTCTGCCCGACCGCGCTCCTGCCCTGGCTCGCCCACAGCCTGAGCGTGGACTCATGGGACCCTGCTTGGCCCGAGGAGACGAAGCGGCGCGTGATCGCGACCTCCGTGGAGGTTCACCGCCGCAAGGGCACGCGCGCCTCCGTGCGGGTGGCTCTGGAAGCGGCGGGCTACGGCCAGTCGCGCATCGTCGAAGGGTCGGACCCGCCGACGCACGACGGGTCCTTCACGCATGACGGCGTGCGCAACCACAGCGGCGCGGCGTCTTGGGCGGAGTACTCGGTCTTCATGACGCGGCCGGTCACGCTGGAGCAGGCGGCCGAGATCCGGCGGCTGCTCGTGCGCGTGGCGCCCACGCGCTGCCGCCTCCGCTCGCTGCGGTTCAGCCAAGCGGGGCACCTGCACGACGGCAAGATCCGCCACGACGGCGTCTACTCACACGGAGCGGCCTGAACATGGCGAACCTGACCGACAACGACGCCGCTTGGGTCCCGGGGGTCTATCAGATCGAGGACACGGACCCCGTCGACGGCGGTCCCCCCGACCCGAACCCGGCGAACGGCGCCGGGATCGTCAACCTGCCGCACAAGCATCTGGCCGACCGGACCGCCTACCTGCTGAGGCTGATCCAGAACCTGACGCTCGACGGAGTGCTCAACTCGGCCACGCGCCTTGCGATGACCGTCGCGGAGCGCGCCAAGCTGGGGGGCATCGCGCCGGGGGCGACCGCCAACGCGACCGACGCGCAGCTTCGGGACCGGGCGACCCACACCGGCACGCAGCCGCAGTCGTCGGTGGCAGGCCTCGTGCAGGATCTGGCCAACAAGGGCCAGCGGTCGGTCCTTGATGCCTTGGTCGCGGACGCGATCCGCACGTCCAACAGCCCCCGCTCGCTTGGCCAAGCGGGCTACTTCCAGATCGGCACCGCCGGCCTGCGCCTGATGTGGGGTCGCGCCAGCCTGAGCGGCGGCGTCGGCGGCGCGACGTTCGTCGACTTCAACCCGAACTTTCCGAACGCGTGCGTCGGGGTGTGGTGCCAGGACCTGTCCGTGGAAGCTCAGCCCAACAGCGCGCACATCATCTCCGTGATCGAGGCGACGATCTCGGCAAGCGGCTTTCGCGCCTACGCCGCCAACCGGCTCGACGATGCCGGAGGGATCGAGGTCACCGGCATCAAGTGGCTGGCCCTCGGCTACTGATCCACTCCCGCCGCTCCGCCCTTCGGCAAGGCACACCCCACGAGGCTCTCATGCCAGTCACTCCGTTCCACGGGGCGCGGGTCTTCCAGTCCGCCGACGACCCGGTCTTCGTGTCTCTCACCGCGACGGCCGTGATCGGCCTCTTGTCGGCGATCCCGTCCTCCGCCCTGCCGGCGGGCATGGCGTTCAACTCGCCCGTGCTGATCCAGACGCCCACCGAGGCAGCAAGCCTGCCGCAGTCGGTGCGCGACGACCTCGACAGCATCTTCGACCAAGTCCTGACCCCCGTGGTCCTGGTCATGGTCAACCAGGGCTCGGACGCCGCCGCGACGACGGCGGCAGCGGTGGGCGACGCCACCCAGAAGACCGGTGTGCACGCCTGGACCAAGGCCGCCTCGCTTGGCCTGCCCGAGCCCAAGCTGCTCTGCGCGCCGGGCCTCACGACGGCGTCGGCCGCGGCGGGCATCACGGGCGTCACGGTGGACACCCCCGGCGGCGGCTACACCGAGGCCACGGTTGTCAGCGTGGCCGGCACCACGGGCGGCAGCGGAGCGGTGCTGCAGCCCGTGATCGGGGCCGGCGGCGCCATCACGGGCATCACGGTCGTCAAGCCGGGCTACGGCTACACGGGCGTCCTGACCGTGACGATCGGCGGGCCTGGCGTCGGCGCGGCCGCGACGGCGGTGGCGGGCACGGTGCTCAACGCCGTGATCGCCGAGGCGCAGGGCGTGGCCGAGCAGCTGCGCGCCCAGTTCTACGCGGACGGCCCCGACGGCACCGCCGCGCAGGCCGTCTCGGCGCGCCAGCTGATCGGCTCGCGCCGCGTCTGCCTGAGCGATCCGAAGGTGCTCAAGAGCGTGAACGGCGTGCCCGTGGCGCGGCCGTCGTCGCCGGTCTTCGCGGCCATGCAGGCCAAGGCCGACCAGCAGTCGGGCCCGCACTTCGCCGGCTCCAACATGGTCGTGAACGGCATCCAGGGCACGAACCGCCCCATCGACCCTCGCACGGACGCGAACTTCCTCAACTCCAACGGCATCAACACGATCATCAACCGGGGCGACGGCTTCCGCACGTGGGGCCCTCGGACCTGCGCGGTCGGGACCGTCTGGGAGTTCACGCCCGTGGTGCGGGTGGCCGACCTGATCAACGACAGCGTCGAGCGCGCCTTCGTGCAGTTCAACGACCGCCCGCAAAGCCGCCTCGCCCTCGACCAGATGGTGATGGCGGGGCGCGCCGTGCTCCTGGGGCTCGAGGCCGAGGGCATCCTGCTGCCGGGCTCCCAGTTCGGGCTCTCGACGGCGCAGACCCCGGCGGACGGGGTGCAGGGGATCGTCAAGTTCGCCATGAAGTACGAGCCGCCCGCGCCGATCTACGACATCCGGATCGGCGCCTACCGCAACCCGCTCATCGCCTACGAGCTGCTCTACGACTCGGTGGCGGGCACCGTCGACACCGGCGACCTTCTCTGAGGAGCGAGCACCATGACGAACCGACTACCAGCGTACGTGATCAAAGCGGTCTCGATTGCTGCGGGCGCCGCCGGCAACAGGATCGGCCAAGCGTCGCAGATCACCATCCCCACCCTGGGCAAGACCATGGAGGAGTTCCGCAATGCGGGCATGATCAAGCCGCGCATGGTCGTAATGGGCTACGAGGCGACCTCCTGCACCTTTGAGGAGACGGCCTTCGACCCCGACATGATCGCGCTCTTTGGGTTGGGGGCAGCCTCCTCGCTCATCGCCTACGGGGCGATGGAGAGCGAGGACGGCACCTCGCACTCGGCCCGCTTCGAAATGGTGGGGGAGATCAGCGAGATCGACCCGGGCGCGTGGTCGAACGCCGGACGCTCGACCACGACCTACAACTGCACCGTCCACTCGGGCGTCCTCTACATCGACGACGAGGAGGTTTACGCCTTCGACGACTTCTCGGTGCGCATCCGAGGGCGGGAGCAGATGCCGGGGCGCCGCCGAGCGCTGAGACTAGACTAGGAAGTCCTTATTTACGCCGATGCTCAGCCCCATCGATCCTTCGCTTGATCTGCTCAACGGCCTTGGCGACGTCGTCCCGAAGTTTGACGAGGTCCTCCAAGCTCATCACCGGAAGCTCCAAGGTGTCCGAAGGTGGTCTGGGTGGCGGGTATGCGGCCTCCAGGGTCGCGACGATCTCGCTGTTCATGCTCCGCTGGTTCGCCTCGGC